AACATCTTTTTCCATTGTTATATATTTTTCTTCTGCCATAATGTATTAATCCTAACTTATTTTTTTCTTGTTTTTGGTTTATTCAGACCAAAAAAAAAGTAATGGGGGTTTTTACACCCCCACTACAAATTTCACAATTTATGTGTTTGTGACCTTGTGGAAAGCTGCTTGCCTGTAAACAGGGAAACCGACTCTCATAGTTGCTCTAACCACCATGATATTTTTTGTAAAATTATCACCATGACTATCACTAACTGCGATGTCCATTCCTTGTCTCATGACAATGTGTGCTGCTTCGCCGCCGCCGAATTTACCAACAATGATTGTATTTGCAGGACAAGCTGTTGTAGGAACAACCTTTAATCCCCAAAGTTGATTTGCAACTCCGCCACCATACCCACCAGCTGCGGTGAATACAGGTTGCTTAGTTGTATAACCTGCTGATGATGTACCAGCAAAGTCTTCATCGACTAGTGTAACAATTTGCGCCCAGTCATTTGGGTGGCAAACAATAGCATCTGGCTCTGTGAAAGCATTTACTCGGATATCAGTGATAGCACTATAAAGCGCTCCAATTCTTCCTAAGTTTCCACTGTAAGAGTTGTAATCGCTAGATCCAACACTTGACTTACCAGCGTCTAAAAGACCTTCTAGGTTAGGTGATGTACCATTACCTGAGATCAATTGACTGTCTAGTCTTAATCTTATCATTGTTTGTAGTCTTGAGTTCAAATATCCTTCAAGACCTGAAACATCAGCCATTAATTCATCTGTAACTGGTATGTTTACACCAAGTTTAGAGATTGTGGCTGTTCTTTCGGTGAATGCGAGAGCTGCTTCACCAACTGCTGCTGCCTCTGCGGCTTCTGCTGCGTTGTTAGTGAAAGTAGTTTCCTCAAGATACACGAATGCGTTTTGATCAGTTTGAATCTGATCGAACAAATTGATAACTGCATTTGGATCTCTTAGAGCTGTCTCTAAAATACCACCTTGTCTTAATGACTCTGGTGGATATCCAGTTGTAGTTAAGTTTGTCTTCATTTCAAAAGGAATAGTGCTTTGAATGTTCTTAGCACCATTTTCTGTGTAAGCTTTGTAAGCTGCTGATTTAAGTACTTCCGCACCAAAAGATGAAGCTGGTGCTTCCTCTGATGGGGTAGGGATACTTGCAACTGCTCCAGCAGAAGCGTCTAATTTAGACTTTGCTTCAGCTACTTTAAGATCATCTCTTAAAGAAGAAAGCTCTTCATTTCTATCAATGACAGCGTTCTTTTGCTCTGGAGTAGATGGTCCTTCTTGCCCAGAAATCTCATCAAAGAGACCTTTGAGTTCTTCGGACTTTGCAACTATTTGCTCACGAACTTTATTTACTTCCATTCGTTTTCTCCTAAATATTCTCGTTATTCTTCTATTTCTATGTCGGTTAATATAGTTTCAGTTAAAGTCTGTTGACTTTCAAGCCAAAGACTATCCAACTCATCATCCACTTCAACTTCTGTTACTTCTGAAGTTTCCTCTACAGGAACTTCTGCTTCAGCTTCCGCTTCTTCTACTTCTTCAACTTCTGTTTCTTCATCAGTTGCTTCAACGGTACTACCTTGAGTTTCCTCAACAGGGTTGTCTGCGACTTCTGCTTCTACTTCAACTTCTGAAGTTTCTTCTGCTTCTACTTCTGCTTCTACTTCTTGTACTTCAACTTCATCCACTACTTGTGTTTCCGTTTCCAATGTACCCTCCGATCCAAATTCATCTACGAATTTATCTAGTTCACTAAAAGCATCTTGGACGCTTTCTTGAACTGCTCTGAGAGCATCTGTTGCTGACGCTCCCAACTTCCTTCCATTTTTTTTCCTGAGTTCTCCTATAGATTGAACTCTGGCAACGAGGTTATTTAATGCTGCAAGCACATCTTTTACCTCATCAGAAAAGCGTTTGCCTTGCACGCTGGCACCCTCTTCTGAAACTTTTTGTTGATCATCAGATTTTTTATCTGGATCAATCATTAAATCTATTACTTCTTTCATGCCTTTAGCAACTTTTCTAAGTTGATCTAAAGAGGCCAAATTAAGTTGGCTACCTTCTGGCATATTTTTCAAAACTTTTTTCATATCTTCTGCGATGTCTCCGAGAAGCTCTCCTGCTGGATCAACTTCTACTTCGCCTTGCGGTTCTTCCTTTTCGAAAGAATCGTGACCAAGTACACCTTTTTCCTCATCCACTCCATCATCTGCACCGTGAGATAAAGTAATGGATTCGACAATTTTTGCCTCAGTTTTTTTGTCACTTTTAATCGCCATTGTGAAAGTATCTTGGTTAGCACCGACAAGTACTGGGCTGACTTCATAAACTGATAGATCTTTGAGATACCTAACATCTTGTTCGTCCTCGCTTCCATCTTTTTTGTGTTTTCCATATTCTGAATCGTTTACTTGAAAACCAAAAGACCATTGCTGTAGATCTCCCATATTCTTAACTAGGTTATAAGCCTCTTTACCAGATTCTGTATCCATAAAGAACTCGCCTACAAATGTAGCTTTTGATTTGTCTTGTTTAATTGAACCTTTACCAATTGGCATATCCCACTTGTGAGACCAAACCATTGGAACATCTCCTGATTTAAATCCTGATTTTATTGCGTGAGGTAATACTACATCACCATCACTGTCGATATCATTGAAGACTGAAAATACTGCTTCAACTTGACCTTTATTTTTCCCATCGCCTTTGAGTTCAAATTCGATTTCTTTTTTTTCTTCAGACATATAGCGCAACCTACTCCTCGTATATTAATATTCAATTTGGTGCGCTTGCGGTACTTAGATCTATTCTAAATACCTCGCTAATAGTAACTGACTTTTTAAAAACTTAGCGTATTTATCATTGCCAATGAAATAAAACATTTCTGCATATCTGTGGTATACTTTTTGTATGGAAAAAGAAGTATTGATGATTTCGACTTTGCATATTTCATCTGGGAGTTTTCCTCTTGAGGTATACCCCAATAAAACAGGTGAAATAGAAATTTTTAATAAAACTTATCCAGTAAAAATAGAAAAGAATAAACTAATAATATCGGAAACTTTTGCCGCTAAACAATTTAGGGGTGGAGCTGAAGAAAGAGATTTATTATTAAAATGGTTGAAAAAAGAACTAATGGGATAGAAGAAAAGACCTCTGAAGAGTTTAAAGTGTTTATGGATGCTTTAAGCGTAGTTGGATCTGAACCAAACCGTGACGCAATAATCAATGAGTGGATGATTCACTTAGATGAACCACAAAAGATTAACTTAATTAATAAGTTGCGATCAAGGGGTATAGATTTTATTCCAGATAAACAATATTACAGAGTTTAATTTACTCTTCTTCGTTAGATTTGAGTGAAACTTCTATCTGCGGTGTTTCCGCTGCAGGATCATGCTCATTCATTTGAGAATGTGCTTCTTCTAATGATACTTTTAACTCATCAACAGTGTTTTGATTTTTTAACGCTTCTTTAATAGCGTCTTTCAAGCCTACTGCTTCACTAACTGCTGCTTTTTCAGTATCGATCATGATCTGCTCGGCAAATTCTCTTCGTACTTTGATAGTTTCTTTATAATCGTTAATAATTTTTTTCATGTGTTCAACACCAGATGGGGTTACAGCTCCAAGCTTAATAAAGGTTAATGCTGTGTTCAATCTATTGTCTTTAGCAAGTCCTTTAAGGATTTTTTCTCTTAACTGAACCCATTTCAAAACAGCATCAGATCTTTCGCCTGATCTATATAATCCCCAGAACTCAAAAGATTTATCTTTGACAAAAGGTGAAATATCTTTATTTCTATTCCATATTTCAGGCCAGCTGTCTTTTAAGTTTTTCACATAGTTGTAATCAGGGAATTGTTTAAAGTTTGAATTTTTGAGTAGTATTTCTTGATTATCGTTTAAATTAGGAAATCCTGTTTTCTCTATAACATCTTCCTCAATCCCTTTTTTCATTCTTGCCAAAGCTCTTCTGGCTGCTTCCTCTGTTTTATAACATTTAATAACATCATTTGTTTCGTGATCAAGGATACACCAAGAACCATTTGGCATTTCTGCTACATACTTTTCTTCATTTAGTTCTGTAGGTGTTGGTTTAATAACCTCAGTTCTAATTGCCTCTATATCCGCTGATATAGTAGTCATGACTTTTTCACCTAAGTCTTTCATAGCCTGTTTAAGATCTTCTATTTCTTGGTTAGGCTCTTCTTCAGTTTCTGGTGCGCTACCATCGACTGGGCGTTCGACCATATTCATTGGTCTTAAATAAATATCATGTGTTTCATCTGTTTTTAAACCTGCTTGTTTTCTTGCTTCGCCTATTGTGACCCAACCACCTGAAACAGCTGTGTTCATTCTTTTATATATATCATCCTTATCTGTTGATAAAGCCCTGACATCTTCCAAGTTATACACAACATAATTTTCATCGGCATCAAAATCAACTCTTAACAATTGATGTGTTAATTCATTAGCAACTGTTTTCCATAAAGGAACTAATTTTTGCTCTGTAAAAAACTCTCTTAATTCTCTTGTGTTGTTATAAGTAGCTGCGTCAAGACCAGCACCTAAACCAGCTAAGATCGCTGGAACACCAAGTACAGCAGATACTCTCTCTTCAGGTATTTTTCTTAATTCACTTAAATTCATTTGATCTGGTGAAAAAGATACAACTTCAACATTCATAGCACCAGAAAGGATCATTGGCGCTCCACGATTTTTTCCGCCAAACTTCTGCTTATACATTGCAGATATGGCTTCGGCTTCTTCTTTAGAAGGACCGCCCATTTGATCATCTTTTGGCGAGAGGATAACACCTGGTACAGCCATGTTATGTAAGAGTGCTGCTGCATACTGTCCTGCTGCCTCATCACCTAAGATTTCTCTTAGTACTGATTTTAGAGGAGCAAAACCACGCCTATGGTTATTAGGATCTATTCCTTGTCGGATATGCACTACATCTTTAACATTCAATACTATACTGTTAGCTCCCAATCCACCATAAGGTCTGTACTTAAATTCTGTGATCAGTTGATTTTCATTTCCTACTGGTTCTACCATGTCAGGCATTAGAGGTACAAGCTCTACCACATTTCCATCTGAGTTACGGTTTTTATATAAGAAAGCATCACCATGAGCTGACAAGGCTGTAACTATATAATGAGCTAGTAAGTTTCCAGAAGTAAATGGATTTGGTCTCTCTAATAGCTGTGTGACTGGATGTTGTTTTACAACTTCTTGATCCCCATCATTTGATTCATAACAAACTTTTACTTTAGGCTCTGCAAATGAAGTAGCTAAAACATTTAAACAAGCAACAACTGCTGAGTTATTAGATCCATCACCAACATCGTCAAGTAATTGTGTTGGGAAATACCCTGATTCTGTGTTGTAACCAAAAACAGCACGATCTAAAGATGTGCTTTGGTTATACCTGCTTGCTTTTTGTTGCTGCCTTTGTGTAGGTGCATTTAAAAAGTCCACAGCCCTACGAAATCTAGATTTTCTTTCTGCCATTTAGTAAGCCGTCCATTCTCTCTTAGCTTGTGCGCTCAACACTCCATAACCTAGTGCGTCTACTATGTCATCATGAGATCCAACTGGAAAACTCATAAGTTCTCTTTCAACTTCCACTAGCCAAGGTGCGCCTTGCCTGAAGAATACATCTCCTGCTTCCATACGAGCAGCGAGTGGCATAGCTCTAGAAACTTTATCTTTGTCCGCTCTTAGTTCTTTCACTGCTAAACCGTCTCTTTTAGCAAATTGTATAAGAGAAAGCTGAAAACCA